GCTTTTTTAATAGATTCTTTCTCATCTTCTTCTATTTTCTTGACTTCCAATTCAGGGTCTTGGAAGAACGAGAATAGAGACATTAAAGTTGTTTGGCTAATCTTCCCACCAGAATCAATATAAGCTTTTAATTCTTCGATTAATGATTTAGGTAAGTTTCTGTTGTATACGTATCTAACAGTATTGAAATCTTTGTTAGCGTCAATCGACCGTGTATTTTTAAGTATTGTCTCTAACAACTTAGCACGACGTCTTAACCCTTTAGTGAACAATCCTTCTTTAGTTTTAGTACGTTGTTCTAATCCGAATAATTTGTATTTCATTGCCTCGCCCGATTGAGTGCCACTAAAGTTATCATCTTTCATGTTAGGCGTGTTGGTAAACATGTGTATATCACTGTTCAAACGGTCTTTATAAGCTTCGGTACCTTGTACATCGTATTGTTTATAAATATAACCGCCGTCAACTGAACCTTCTGTTTCGATACCTGTATCCCTATTCTCATAAACGGTTGGCTCTAAAAATAACACGTTAGCTTCCTTTTGTTTTCTAACTTCTACAGGATCTAAATTTAAATTACCTTTAATAAGTAACATAGCGTCATTTAAATCACTCATATAGTTAGCAGTATCTGATTCAGCATTATCATACAAATCAATTAAAGTGATTACTTTCTCATAATCCCCTTTTCTTCTTTCGTTGTTGCTAAATTCTGTAATAGGCATACGTTCGAAAGAGTGTGATTCAAAACCGTTTTCACGTGGTGTGAGCTTCAATCCATTTGTTCTACTGGTAAGATATCTATAAACACCGTGAGAAGTAAATAAATCAACTGTAAACACTTCATCTTCGTCAGTCTTGTCTATTGGTTTAGTTCTTAAATATCTAACTCCTGCGATACTATTACGTTCAATTGTATTGTCGTATATGACAAAAGTACTCATTGCATCACTCTTGTATAAACGCGTTTCATCATCTTGGTTTCTAATCATTAACTCATAAGCTTTGCCATAAATTGACAAATCTAATCCTAAAGATCTATTGTGTGACTCAACATCATTTAAATCATTGAACGCCTCAATAGCTTCTAATACATCTTTATCATCATCTTGACATTGAATCGGATTACCTAAGAAATAACCGTTAATAAAATCGCTAATATAAGATGCGTAATCATGCGCTACACGGTTATCTGCCATGTACTCTTCTTTGCGTCGTGTTAACTCAACCAGATTCTTAGTTTTACCTTCGTAATAATCACTTAACACTTTTAATCTAGGTCGTTGGTAATCCATGTGATGTTCAATGTATTTACTTACTTCATTAATGTTTTGTAATAAATCAGACTCTGTCCCGTCATATGTGTAAACAACATTAGCTTCATCGTTAAACAAGTAATTTCTGTTTTCTCGTAAATCAGTATCCGTTTCAAATTCGTTTGCCTTTAACATTTGTTCCCTCCTATAATCCTAGAGATTTAATTACTTTTGTTTTGCTTTCTATATTCTTTTTACGTTTTTTACGTACGATATGATATTTCTCAAGACTATAACGCAATGCATCGATAATATGGTTATTAGCATCTATAGGCTTGTTCAACCACTTACCATCATTATCTTGGTCAAATGTATAAGTGTTGAACTCTTCAATAGCGTGTTCACATGATGGGTGTATAATAACTTCAAAGCCTTGAATGAATTGAATGCCTGGTAAAATAGTATTAGCGCCTTTCAACGCTTTTCTTATACCTTTAATCCCTTTAGATTTCAATTCACTGATCACTCTATCTCCACCAGCCCCATAATCAGCTGCAATATCTACATCACCTAATCCTTTTTTAATAAGCATTTGTTTTATATCATCAGTTAACATCGCTTTTTTATAGTGTTCATCATAGATGAATAACTTTTTGTTTTTTAAATCTACAACCGTACTAACAACTGTTGTAGGGTCTTGACTAAATCCAAAATCCATTCCGTGAGTTATTTCTTGCGTTCTTTTAAACTCCTCAAACCAATCAAAGTCTTCCACTTTAAAATTATCGAATACAAGCCCCTCTGCAACACCCCAATCTCCATCACAAACGATTCTTGCACGTCTAGGATTCTTTATATACAAATCTTCATATCGTTCAATATCGACTTTATCTAGCCATTCATTAACTCTATAAGTTGTTGTATCTGAAAAAGTATTGTTTAATTTTGTTTCTTCATCAAAAAATGTAGGCTTCAACCAATGTCTTTCCGACCACGGGTTAAAAGTGACTGTGATTTGCTTGAAAAATTCCGGACTATCGTAGCTACCACGTATTGACTCAACAACAGTGCTAAACTTAGCGAATGTTTCTATTTGATAAGCCTCTTCAAACCAAGCCCAACACAAAATGCCTGTATCAACAGTAATCGATGTTATTTTCAATGGGTCGTCTAAACCTCTAAACAGTATTTTTTGTCCAGTAGGTTTATACGTTATTTCCGGCAAACTTTCGTTGAATTTAAATAAGTGAGCAACGCCTAATTGGTTAGTTGCCCACTTTAAATCTGTATACGTTGATTGTTTGTTAGTGTTGCTAAATCTTCTGACTACAAGTATATTTGCCCAATCATATTTCATTATTCGATAAATGAGATTAATAGCGGTAGTTTTACTTTTCTTGCTACCCCTTGAACCTTTAACAACACGGTAAAAGTTTTTGTTGTGCCAAAACTTATTGTAGCCACCACCGATTTTATTTTTTAGATCAAGTATTTCATACATGACTAATCATCTTCCGGAATATTATCAACAAACATCGGTATTTTGTGGTCGACTTCTTGTTTGTCTGTAAATAATTTGTGATGTCTACCTAACATCTCTAAGGCTTTGTTTTGGTCACTTATTTTAGGTGACTTAGTAACAAGTTGTATGTGTTCATCGTATACTAATTGCATTTTGCCAGTATCCGGATTCTCTTTATAGTCTCCAGTTTTTGTTACGACAGCTTCAACTTCCGTGTGTTCTCCTCTAGCTGTTCTAGTTAGCCTATACAACACTTCTTTACCTGACATAATATTCTCGTCAAAGAGTTTTGTTTCAACCTCCTTGATATAATTCTGAATTTCAACATTCTTCAACATACGCTGTCCTTGTGAGTACGCCGTCTTTTCGCTATATCCGGCATGCACAGCTGACTTAGTAGCATTGCCATAACATTCAGTACCAGGTATTGTATATACTTCTGCAAACAAACGTTGCTTTTTAGTTAATTTGTTCATTTCATTTACCACCAACTCTCGCGCTATACGCTTTTTAAAATTAAAAAAGGGATTGGCTATAATCAGCCAACCCACATAGATCCTTTATTCCTAATTGCGATAAGGGAAACGCAGTAAGATAGTCAATATCCTACACTATCATAATATCTCGTTATAGGTGTCAAAAACTGTCATTTTACTGTCAAATTTAGTATTCTCCTAATTCTTCGGCTAGTTTAGACACTATTTTCTTCTTGATTCTATGCGCTGTACTTTCAGAGATGTGTATGTCATAACAAACCGCAATCAAAGTCTTTTTATTAAAATAATACTCTTGAATGAATTCGCGTTCTTTCCTACTTGATGTGTTGATTATACGTTCAATCGCACTCTTAAACTCAAGAATTTTACCTCTTCGTATACTACAAAGATAATTAGTTACTGCCATTTCTGTTTTTGATGTATTAGATGGTACAAACTCCCCGCCTATATTTGTATCTGTTGGAATCCACGGTGTCATTATTTCACTTCTTAAATCTTCAAGTTGTTTATGATAATTAGGATAATCGCACAACTCGTCTTCTAATTTCCGAACTGTTGATAATTTTAATCCGTATTTCTTTTTAGTCATGAATACCCTCCGTACAAATATGTTTAATCTTCAAAATGTCTCAATCTACTTCTTAATATCTCTATCTACCGCTCTTTAACTTTCACATCGCCTTTTAACTGTTCAGCTTGCAACATCACACCAAACAATAAGATGACTAGTAATATAATTGCTATGACTAACCACATCATCTACTCTGACACCTCCGCCCTCATCAAATCAGACTGATCGCTCAACTTTGCGAAGTCACTCGGCGCCTCTACATCATCATTAGCCGTCATCATAATATATACTTGCTCCGTTACATACTTACCTAACTCATACATTGCTAGTAAGAATAATAGTCTTAGTATTTGTTTAATCATCATTGTCATCTCCAGTATCAATTAAACTAGGCATCATTCTTAACATAGCCCTTAATTCATGTTCATTCATATTAGCCATCATAGGACTGTAAAATTCACTGTCTTTATCATTAATTTCTTTAATGAAATCATCTTCAATCTTAGCTTTTTCTTCAGGTGTTTTATTTTTATATTTTTTGATTATTTCAGTGTACTTTTTCGGGAATTTCATTTTAGGAATATTAATCATCGTCTGCCTCCTCAACATTGATCCCAACTATATAACCTTTGTTCAATACAAGTTCTCTGCCATAATCTTTTTCTATCGTTAAATAGTCATCATCATTTCTAAAATTGTCCAAAACAAATACTATTTCGTTAAATAATTCATCTTCATGTAATATCAAACTACTACCGTCATGTAATAAAATTCTCAGCTGATTCATTTCCCACGCTCCTCAATAAGTGTGATTGATTCAATCGTATCTGTTTTAATATACGTTGGCTGTTTGATTATATTACTTACGTAAATAAAACCATTAAAATTTACCGTTCTTTCAACATATTTTTCAAAAGGTTCAGCTGTTTTTACAAAATAAACTCCACCTGAAATAGTTTTAATTTTAACATCCGTCATTTCCCACACTCCCTTATATTTTCAAACAACTGACCCACTTTAATAACTGCATCTCTTTTAACTTGCGCCTCGTACTTCTCTTTTGCTTCTTCTTTACTCTCTGCCTCAACAACTGTAAAGCTTTGATTGCTCTTAGCTCGAGTTATGTGTGTATGCTTACGTCCTGTTGAATCTTTGAATGTTGTAACTAAGTATTGTATCATTTCCCCAAAACCTCCTTGACTCGATCTAAGATGTCTTTACACTCCGCTACTTCCGAAGCCTTTTGCTCCACGTTCTGAAACACTCTCGAATTCCTCCACTTGCTTTAGTTCCGGTGTCCATATAGGCACGATAACCAATTGAGCTAGTTTGTCGCCTTTGTTTATGACATAACTACCATTCATAAATAAAATTTTATCTGATGGATGTGGTGGGGCATACTTTCCGTCTATCCCAGCAACATTTCGACTAAAGTTACCATCATCCCAAATCTCTAACGTTTCAATATCATTCTTGATATTAATCCCTAAATTGCCATGATATCCCGCGTCTATCTTTCCTGTTTCAATCACTAAATACGTTTTACTACTTACACCACTACGGCTAGTTAATAGCCCGACATAGCCCTCTGGTATACTTACAGCTACATCTGTTTTAATCACTGCCTTTTCTTGCGGCTCAAGTACGACGGTTTCGGCTGAGAATATGTCATAACCTGCATCTGTCTTATGATTTCGTTCGGGCATTCTAGCATTTTCTGATAATAGTTTTACTTGTAATGTGTTAGTCATTTTCCTGCTCCACATCTACATAAATTTCATACTCATCACAATCAAATGGCACTTCCATTCTCGCAATATCATGCGCCTCATTTTCTGCTTCGTCTAAACTTTCAGCCTCGATAGTCTCTTCAATCATGCCAGTGTATGTGATTTGAACATTAAATTTTTTCATCTTCCTGCTCCTCCTCATATTTATAGACAACTTGACCCGTCATAATCCCTACTGCTTCATCAAGTTCAATATCTTCTTTGAGTGCATCTTGCATAGCATTAGGTAAACCCTCAAGTATTTCATCAAACGCTTGTGCTTTCTTATACACGTCCTCAATCTCTTTTAGTAATCCCTCTGTGTCATTGCCGTTATACGCACTAGCACTTATAACGGACTGTTCTATTTGTTCACGGTTATTCATTAGTGTCATCCTCCATTTGTCCTAAAAATTCGTAGAACTCATTTGTTCCGTCTAATTTGTCCATTCGGTACAATATAGCACTTGCGTTGATTTTAGCTCCCATGTTTATAGCTACTGCCTTGTTCGCTCTACTCTCAATCTGTAGTTCGTTAAGTCTAAAACGGTAAAATTCGTATCTTCCAAGCAATTCATTTTTGACTGTGCGCCACATGTTCTCCAGCTCTTCGTTACGCTCTCTTAACTTAGCTATATCCACGATAAGCTCATCACGTTGCTTCTTGCACGCATCACGTTGTTTTCTCATCTTCTTCAACCTAGCTTCCATTACACCTAGTTGGAACCCTGTTTCATAGTTCACTTTCATAACCTCCTCTAAAATAAAGTTAGTTCCTTCTGTTCTTCGTATTCCAAACCATGTTGCTTTATATATATTTCGAGCTCTTCAGCAGTATCAAATGTCTTTTTAACACTTTTCCAACCTGGCACGATATGCCCATGAAAGTAATAAGTGCCGTTTACTACATGGATATGTGCCACTCGTTCGTTATCTTGATACAGATATCTCTTAGATCCAAAGAATTGATTTAGGTATTCTTTGCGTGCGTTATCTGTCATGATCTACTTCTTAACTTTCACGAATATGTCGTTTTCCATCAGGTAGCACGCATAACGTCCTCTTGGATGCACTTGTGGCACATTAAACAAATGTGGCTTCTTTCTTCTTAGCTCAGCCTCTTTACGTCGTTGCCTAGCCATTTCACGTTCTTTGCTCTCTCGCTCCATGATTTTGGATAACACAATTTCTTTATACTCAGCTAAGCGCATACCATAAGGTGCATGTAAGGCTTCTAACAACGCCCAGCCACCTCGTACTCTTTTTGCAACCATTCCTGGAGTTAAACCATTCTTTTTTATCAATTCATTTTCATGTTCGGTAAATTTATATGGTTTACCGTTAATCTTTACGATACTCATTTATTCCACCTCTGTATTTATCCTGTGTTAAAATTTTTAAAGCTCATGTTTTTTTCTCCGGATGTTATTTATCCTAAAAAGTATTAGTGTGTCTTTTTGGTCGTTTTTCGCCCTATATTCACGAGCACTAATGACCAAAAGCTCTTTTTGCTCTCTCAGATAATTCTTGTCGTCGCTCTTCAGACATTAATTTTCTAAAACCTATTGCGCTTTTAGGTAGTTTCGCCCTAACCAATACCGCAGTCCCAGATTCTAATCGTTCCAATACCTCTACATCATCGCCGTACAACTTTGTCATTCTAGTAATATGTGTCGGTACCGATGAGTAAGCAATCCATTCTTGATTTTCGTAATCATAGTTCAATGTCGTTTCTCGGTCTTCTCTTGAATAACCGTCGCTTACAGTTTTTGTTTCTTTGGTAATTCTTGCCATTTATTCCACCTCTATATTTACGTTTCTAATTTTTAAATTGTCATACTCTAGTATTTCGTTAGGATTGTTATATAAGTAATCTGCCAGCGCATCTTTTTCGTTATCCACATCACCAAAATGCTTATATTCAACTTCTGTAGGTATTCTTATATCAATCGTTGCGTTTATATATGCTTGTTGTTGCATTAGATCACTTCATTTCTCTTTTGCGTTCTCGTCTTGCTTTAATTAATTCCTCGTAAGTAATCCATGTTTTGCCTGTGTACTTAGGTGCTTTACATATCCACGTTAAATTCACATCTCTATACTGATATCTGAATATCTTCGCTTTGATGTTGGCAACTTCAGTCGCCTTACCTTTAACATCTAAAACTTCGACCAGTTTGCCATCCTTCCACAAAGAGAAATCAGCTATATACGTAATCGGTCTTTGTTTCCCAAATTTAGGTTGTAGTTCGAATTTCGGTTGTATTTCGATACGATCATAGTTAGTGCCATTCATATTACTTTCTAAATATTGGTAATATTCACACTCTACTTTGCTATCAAATACAATTCCTTTGTACTCAACTTTCTTAGCGTTGTATTTACTCATCGTCCACCTCTAAATATCAAATATCGTTGCTTGTAAACCTAGCTCTTGCTCATATAGAAGTCCGTGAGCGCCTTTAAATCGTTTTAGGTCACTATCAGTCATAATTTTCTTTTCGTCGCTGAAATGGGCTCCTGTGAGCGAATAAACTTCATTCTCATTCTCTTTATACTTGATGACCTTAATATCTTCTGTGCCATCTTCTCGGTATAAGTAATATTTTTCTTTCGGCATTTTTAACACTCCTTAATATTCGACGATAGCGGGGCGTGTATGACGTTCTGCAAGTTTTTGGATAAATAGGTCATATAACTTATTTTCATCGCCCTGTGCCTCGTCTATGAGTCTAAAATAAAGTTAGTTCCTTCTGTTCTTCGTATTCCAAACCATGTTGCTTTATATATATTCCGAGCTCTTCCGCTGTATCAAATGTCTTTTTCACACCTTGCCAATCTGGTACGATATGCCCATGAAAGTAATAAGTGCCGTTTACTACATGAGTATGAGCCACTCGCTCGTTATCCTGATACAGATATCTCTTAGATCTGAAAAATTGGTTTAAGTATTCTTTGCGTGCGTTATCGGTTTTAGGCATTTATACTTCCTGCCACTTCTTGAACATTTGGTTATAAGTATTATCAAACCAGTACGGATCACGTGAATGTTTCTGAGGTACATTAAACAAATGTGGCTTCTTTCTTCTTAGCTCTGCCTCTTTCTTTCGCTCTCTTTCCAATTTGCGTTCGAGTCTAGCTTGTTCCAGTCTTTCTATTGTTTTCTTTTCTCTGTACTCGCTTAAACGCATGCCTTCTGGTGCGTCCATTGCTTCATGTAGTTCCCAACCGTCTTTTACTCTTTTAGAAACCATTCCAGGTGTTATACCGTGACTTTCAATTAATTCCATTTCAAATTTACTGAACCTATAAGGTTTATCATGTATCCTTACAATTCTTGCTGTTTTCGCCATTTATTCCACCTCTACATTTACATTTTTAATTTTTAAAATGTCATACTCTAGTAATTCGTCAGGATTGTTATATAAGTAATCTGCCAGCGTTTCTTTTTCTTTATCTACATCATCAAAGTGCTGATATTCAACTTCTGTAGGTATTCTTATATCAATCGTTGCGTTTATATATGCTTGTTGTTGCATTAGATCACTTCCTCAACTCGCATAATTATTTTTGGTTCTAGTCCATAGCGCTTTGAGCTAGTTATTTCTGTAATTTGGTTATCGTCTTTCCATACATGACCATTACACGCATCTAATACCGTTTTAATTAAGTTGTCGATATCCGGCTTAGTCACTTTATACTGCCCAACCATTTCAATTTTCTTTTTCTTCGACCATGATTTAAGCAATGGAAAGTAAAAGTCTAATTCAATTTTTAGTGCGTGCTCTAGATTTAACTTAGGCATCTGCCCTTGTATATACGCTTTATGCTTTGTATAAGCCGTTGGCATGTAGGTTCGGACAAATCTACCCGTATTACGAAAGCGCGGACGAGGCGAGCCCATAGGTGCCTCAAACGTTTCGTTAAATTTAATTTCTATTTCCATGTGCCACCTCTAAATATCAAATATCGTTGCTTGTAATCCTAGTTCTTGCTCATATAGAAGCCCGTGAGCGCCTTTGAATCGTTTTAGGTCACTATCAGTCATAATTTTCTTTTCGTCGCTGAAATGGGCTCCTGTGAGCGAATAAACTTCATTCTCGTTATCTTCATGTTTGATGACCTTAATATCTTCCGTGCCATCTTCTCGGTATAAGTAATATTTTTCTTTCGGCATTTTTAACACTCCTTAATATTCGACGACAGCGGGGCGTGTGTGACGTTCTGCAAGTTTTTGGATAAATAGGTCGTACAACCTATTTTCATCGCCCTGTGCCTCGTCTATGAGTTTCTGAGCGTACATATCTGAACACTCAAGTTTAATTTTCAAAAATTCTTTGGTTACCATGCGTCTCGCTCCCTGAAATCGTCTCCGATTACTCTTACTTTTCTTGCATTGTGTTTCATTCTTGAATTGATACGTTGCCAGTTCATATTTTGATTTAGTTCTTTATCACTAAAGTTAGTTGTAAAGATGTTGTTTTTACCTACTCTGTTATCAACAATGCTGAAAAGTTTATTTAAAGTGTGCTCTGTGTTTTCTACACCCATATCATCTAGTACAAGTAAATCAATATCACTTAGCAATCTGACTAGCTCGTCTGTAGTCTCTACTGCATTTTTGTTGTATGTCGCTTTGATACGATCCATCAACATTGGTATGTGCATAAAAGCAACCGTATGCCCTTTAGCTTTAACTGCTTTTGCGATAGCGTATGCTAGGTGGCTTTTACCAGTTCCGTATGAACCTTGCAATATTAATGATTTTGGTTCTTTTGTAGAGAAACCCTGTACATACTCTATTGCTGTTTGTTTAGCTTTTACTTGTTTTTCATTTTGTGGCTTATAGTTGTTAACCGTTGCATCTCTTAATGACGGATTAACATTTGATTGATTGAAAATATAATCAAGTTTCTTTTGTTTATTCCTTTTGTATTCTTCGTAAGCCAATCTTTGAATTTCACATTCGCAACCGTCTTTGTATTCATATCCATTTTCAAACTTATATAAGTCATATTGATGCCCGCATTTATCGCAATTCTGTCTTAGTATTACTTCGATTGGTTGATATTTTTTTAAACTTTCGTTTATTTTTTCGTTGAATAACGGTTTCATAACATCCTCCTAGTCCCAATAACTTTCGTCGTACTTCATACGTTCCAATTGATCTATACCAGTTTCTTTAATCTCTTCGCTATAATCATTCATATAGCTTTCGTTAGTTAAAAACGTTTTAGGGTACTTTTGATATTGTTTGTCTGTAATAGTTTTTAAATACTCTCGAGTACCTTGCATGATTTGCTCAAAAGTATGTTTCTTTACGCATGATTTGAATTTAGTGAAAGACATCTTCTTATCTTTTTTCTTGTTGTAAAGTTTCCACCATTCCTCAAATTGCTCATGCGTAACGTCAGTTGCGCTATTATTTGAACTTAAGTTCTTATCTATATCTTTTTCTTTATCTCTTTCTAATTCTTTATCTTCTTCTGTTGCGTGACTGTCACGTGACGTCACGTGACCATTTAGCAATTTTCTGTTGTTTTCTCGTTGCTTTTGTTTCCTCAACCTGTTCTGAGCCCTGATTTTCTCGAGTCCTTCAATGTTTTGGTGTTTTTCCCAGTTTGTCACTTTTATGACACCATTAACTTTTTCAATCATGCCCAACGTCTCAAAAGTTTGTATTGCTAACCTTATTGAGTTAATAGGTCGGCTAAACTCATTTGCTAACATTTCTTCGTTATACGGCAAGTTTTCAGATAACATAATGTAACCTTGTTCGTTGTACTTTCCTGATAAAGTTAGCAACTTAACCCAAATGGTTATGATCGTATCTCTTTCGGGTAAAGCTTCGATATATTTGATTTTGCTGTCATCAAACATGCCAACTTTAAGTTTTATCCACGATACTTCTCCCATTGTCTTCTCCTTTCAGCGCTTTTATTTTGTCCGGTACTTCCCAGTTAGATATGAATTCTTTAAGTTCATCTGTCATAGGTACGTCGTTAAGGATCGCGTCAGATCCATGCAGGTATGACGAACATTTGTTGTAAACTAATCTCGCTTTGTTTAAATCGTCATATCCGCCTAACGCTATATAGTTGCCAGAATAAAATATTTTTGAATAATATCTATGTTTTATTTTGTTTATTCCTCTTAAATTGTTTTTATCAGTTCCCCTCTTCAATTGCTTTATGTTTGTTTTATAGTTTCTTTTTTTCAGCCTATTATCTTCTCCAATTATATTAAGGTAACCAACACCACCCCAATATTCATTAACTGCATTGTTGTAAGCTTTTGCTGCTTCATCTTCATTTACAAAGTGACCTAAGTTTTTGGTTTTTTTATCAACAGCTATACATGCATACCAATTATTATTTTTTTTATCCCATGAAACGCCTTTATATTTAGATGAATTGTTACACTTCGCTTTGCTCCATCTTGTTTTATTACCTTCAGTTGTTAGATTTTTTCTTGTGAAATCATTGTTTTTTATTTTTTGGAAACTTTTTTTTAGAATAAAATCAGGTAAATGCTTTTTATCACTATTCACAATCATTCTGTAATTATCTTTAAAAGCTTTATGCCAAGTATGCTGATTAACTCTCTCGTAATCTTCATCATCAACTAAAATTTCTTCTCCATCTTGTAAAAATATCGATTTAACCATTATTCTCCTCCTTTCAACATTTTATTGAGCCTCTCATCAACTTTTATCCACGAGTCATGCAAGTGATATTTATCATCAAACGACTTAACGCCAATTGCGTGCTGTTCATTATGATGTTGTCTACACAGTGCTAACACATGTTTGTCGTAGTGATTCATTTTGTTTCTGTTCATGCCTCTGCCGACTGCTTCATAATGTGCCAGGTCTGCGTGAGGCTTTCCGCATATTACACAGTTGCGGTTGATTGTAGCCCAATATAATAACGCTTTATCTTCGCTTAACAACTTACTCATTTCTACACTCATAGGTATTTGATGATGAAACATAAACGCTATAATCAGTTCTATTAACTCCCTTGCAACTTTCATAGAACAGTCGCGCAGACTGATTTCTTCATAACCTTTCATAATTTCCAATTCTGTTTGTAATAATTTTCTAGTTGATTCTACTGGTTCGCCCCAGTGAAGTTCTATATCTCTACACATTGCGAATATTTTTTTGCGTTGTTCTATAGATAGTTTTTTATTGTCCGGAACCTCTACTTCTGCTTTTAGTGGATATCCGTTTTCTAGTAAGTCAATGTGACTTTGTTCAAGTTCAACACCAGTAGCAACGACGGAATAAGTACCGTCATTGTCTTTCTGGTATCTTGTAATGTATTGCATTTAAACCACGTCCTAGAACGGTAAATCATCATCATTGATTTCTATTGGACCATTAGCATTAGCGAATGGGTTTGATTGTTGACTCATTGGCGTCTGTTTCCCATTTGCTTGCTGTTCTTTTTGTTTCATCTCATCAGTTTTAGGTTCTGGTTTATTAACTACTTCATCGTCTTTATTCCAAACTTTTACATATGAGAGTCTTACAAAATACTTGCCTTGTTCCTCGTTAAATTTATTTTTAAGTACAATAGTTCCGATTTTGTTAATTAATTGATCTGTGTCAAAAGTTAAATCTGGTAAGTTCAATTTAATTCCTAATCTACTAAGTAACTCGATATATTGTTTTTCTTGATAATCTTGTTGGAATGGTGGGACGAATTGGTTGTGTTTGTATTGTTTACCTTCGTTGTTTTCAAAAACAATCGTGAAGTATCTGTTTTCTCTGTCGTTAAACTCGACATTTGCAACTTTTACTGTAAATTCTCCAGCTCCTAAAAAGTCCCCACCTTTCATGAATGCCTCTTGATTAGTTTCTTGAATGTATTGTGTTCTACCAGTGATTTTCATAATTTTTATACCGTCCTTTTAATTAATTTTTAATTACCATTTCTAATTGCTTGTACAACATCGTTAATACTTGGATTAATGAAACGTTTGTTGTTAATTTTGATGTTGCTTGAGTGTCTTATCTTTGTCTCGAATAAATTTGATGGTTCAGCGTTAAGTACATATTGATAAGTTTTTTCGCCGTCTTGCTCATGTTCTTCTATTGTCATTCTTGCTAACACGTCAGATTGACTGATGACTGCTTTTTTTATTTGGTCTTGTGCCTCTATCGTGATTGTTGGATTGATAGTACTTCCCTCATCATCTTTGTCTTTGTTAATGCCCTCGTGTCCGCTTATAGCAAGATGAAATTGATAATGTTCTTGTAATTTAGAAATATAACGATAAATACTTACAATGCGTGTAGCACACTCGCCCCAATCATTAAATGTCGGTTTCTTTGATTTACCGTCCATGATGTCGTCCATAGTGATATCACGTAACTTTTGGATTGTTTCAATCACTAAAACATCAATTTGTTTTCCGTTTTCTCTTAGTTGTTCAATAATTTTAGGCAGCATTTTAATCACTGCACTAAAATGCTTATAATTCTTAATCTGCACAACTGCCCCATCTTCTGTTACCGTTGTTCCGTCCTCATTTATATCTAGTACTAAGGCATTGTTATCTTTTGTTAAAAACGTAGTTTTACCAGTACCGAACTTGCCGTATATCGCAAATTTATAAAACTTGTTTGCATTTTGTTTGCTGATGTCTTTTACACCTAGTTGCGTTAAAATATCGACATCTTGATTAGTTTGTTCAGTCATGTTCTACCTCCTCGTACTCAATAGTTTCTGTCACTGTTTTCTTGATTGCTTTGTGATAATCCATATTGATACTCGCTTCTTCCATACCGTTAAACTCCCTAGCTCTATTTCTATTTGTGGAGTAACTAA